ACCGTGCCGTCGAGGGCTACCGCAAGGTTACGGCGGCAGTCGACTGCAAGAACTGTCTGAAGATCCTTGCCGCCGAGGCCGAGGTGCCCGCCGTCGAGGCAGCGCCCGAGGCTGCGCCGGTCGAGGTCGAGGCCGACGCCCGTCGCGCCGAGGAACTTGCCGCCCGTAAGTCGGGAGACACCGAGGGGCGCGCCGCATGGGAGGCCGCTTTCGAAAAGGGCCGCGCGCTCGGTAAGGACTACGCCGAGGCGCACGACTACGCCGACGAGGTAATCCGCAACGCGCGCATTCGCGCCGAGGTGCCCGCTGTGGACGACCAGACCGACGCCATGGACAACGGGCTTACCACTATGATGCACGGCCTCTGGGGTGCCGAGGACGCCCTACAGCAGCGCATCGACGCCCGGGGCGGCACGTGGGACTTGCCCGCCGTGTTCGACCTCGACGGCAAGATGGTTCCCGCCCGGCAGCATTGGGGGGAGTTCGGCGAGTCGTGGCGCATCCTCGACGAGAACGGGCGGGGCGCCGCATGGTTCAACCCGTCCAAGGCTAAGAAGCCCGAAACCCGCCGCGCGAAGAACGCGGAAAAGGGCTACTACCTCGGCGAGGTTTCCGTTCCGGCAAAGGCGGAATTGAGGGGCGGGAACCTGTTCGCGCTTAACGCGTGCGTTATCCCGCTGGATGAGAACTACAGCACCGACACGACGGTGACCGTCGTCGACAATGGCATGGGAGAGAACATGACCGAGGCCACTTACACCACGACGCACCCCGCCACGGGCGAGGCCGTTACGTTCGCCCACAAGGGGACCGACACGCCCCTTTGGGCCACGTGGAACGACCAGGGGGAGGGATTCACCCGGGTCGGCGTTTCCCGCGCTGCCACCGAGGCCGCTGCCCTTAAGGCAATTAAGCGCGACGGCCGGAATTCCGTTACCCCGGTAATTCCCGGGAATTCCCCCGAGGTAATTGCCGAATCTGCTATCATCGCCCCCAATGCCGGAGAAACCGCCCCGGCACCGATCGAAAAGGGAAACGAAATGCCCCCTCGCAAGCGCGCTGCCGCTAAGGCCGAGACTGCCCCCGTCGAGGCGACTGCCCCCGAGGCGCCCGCCGAGGCTGCCCCCGAGGCGCCCAAGAACGACCACGCCGACGCTATCCAGCGGGTCAAGGATCTGACGGCGCAGGTTCTCGCCATTGCCGAGGCGGGCGACGACGCCGACGTCGACCGCGCAAAGGAACTCGCCGAGCAGGCGGAAACCGTCATTGGCGAACTTCCCACGGAGTACCGCACGGCGCTGCGTACGGCCCTGGGAGCGGCTAAGCGGGGCGAGGCACTCACCGAGGGTGGCGCCCCCGCAAAGAAGACTGCGGCCGTAGCTAAGAAGACGACGGCGGCAGCCGCCACCAAGGAAACGCAGGACTACAAGAAAGCCATTCCCGACGCCGAAAAGGTCGTTGCGGATATCGCCTCCGCGTTCGCCAAGGGTGTTGACGCCGAAAAGGAGAACTCAAACAGCGCCCGTACGATCGCCGAAAAGGTTCTCGCCGCCCGCCTGTTCCTCAAGGACAAGGACGGGCACCCCGACATTCACGGGAAGTCGCACGCCGCTAAGACGATCGCCGGTGACTTCTACACGGCGGCGGGTGCCGGGTTCGAGCGCACCGAGGACAATGAGGACGCCCTCGACCGCCTTGTGAAGTCCGTCAACAACCTGCGGAATGACGTTCTGGTCAAGTACGTCCGCACCATCACGCCCGAGGACGCCGCTAAGTTCTTCCCCCTCGCGCTTAAGGCCGACCCTAAGGCCGAGCCTGCCGCAGCAATCCAGAAGTTCTACAGCATTCCGGCGCAGTCGACCTTTGAGATTCAGGCCGAAAAGCGTCGCCTCGAAAGGGCCGCGCGTAAGGCGCTCGGTGCGGGCGACGAAAAGAAGGCAAAGGAACTCACCGAGGCGATTAAGACCGTCGGCAAGTCCGAGGGCGAGGGCGAGGGCGAGGGCGAGGCTGCGGCGCCGACCACTGCCGCCGAAAAGCGGAAGGCTAAGCACGCGGGCGCCGTCGAGGCCGCAGGGGAAAAGTTGGCGGGTATTGAGGCCGACCTCGAAAAGATCAACAAGGATGAGGCTGCCGCACTCGCCGCCGACCTCGAATCGCTGATTGGCAAGACGTCGGCGCTCGTCGCCATGCTCAAGCAGAAGTAAGACCGACTAGGGCGGGGGCCTCGGGAAACCGGGGCCCCTTTCCTTTCACCTACTAGTCACTAGTAGGTGCCGAGCCCCGAGGGGGAGCAGTGAAGACAGAAACGGTACTCGTCACCGTGTACGGCGCCGTCGAGGGTGGGTTCACGGCGGTTGCCGATGGGCGGATGGACGTCCGCGCCGACGGCGACCTGATCGACCGTCAGACGGCCCTTGAATGCCTCGGGGCGTACCTCGGGCACATCTACCGGGCGACGGTCCCGCAGGGGGAGTACAACGCGCTGCGGCTGGTTGCCGGGGCGACGTTCGCCGACCTCGGCCCCGTGTACGCGAACGGCCTCGGAACCGAGCAGGAGGTAGACGCCCCCGACCCCCAGGAAGCACCCTAGGCGCCCGCCTAAGCCCCTCGCAGCCCCGTTCGGCCCCCTCGGTCGGGCGGGGCTTTGTCGTGCCCGCAGACGGGCGTGTGCGGCCTCGGCCCCTACAGCGCGCGGGGTTCGGGCGTAGCCCCTGACAACTGACGGATGAACTACCAATCTTGGAATGCCTATAGAGACTCTTAAGAGATACCTGAACTACCCATAAAAACATCAGTCGTCAGACGGCGTTGCCGACGTAAGCCGTTGCGCTCCCCCTCGGTTGTAAGCACACACCGAGAAAGGGGCCCACATGGGCAACGTCCGCACAGTGCACCGTGGTGGATCACGGTTCTACGTCCACCCCGACGCACCCGAAATCACGGTTCCGGGCGTGACCAGCATCGTAGGCATGCTGCCTAAGCCGTTCCTCGCTTTCTGGAACGCGAAGATGGTTGCCGAACTCGCCGTCGATTCGCTGCCGTTCGTCGAGCAGATGGCACAGCGCGACCGACAGGGCGCCGTCGACTACCTCAAGGGTGCCGCCCGCCGATACACAAAGATTCGCGCTGAAATCGGCTCGCAGGCTCACGACATATTCGAGCGCATGATTCGCGGTGAGGGCGGACTCACCGAGCGCGATTTCACCGGCCGTTTTGTGGTGAGCGTTCACCCCGACCTCGAACCGTACCGGGCGCATTTCGCCGAGTTCCTCGACGTCGTGAACCCGGAACTTGTCGGCGCCGAAGATGTGGCGTGGTCCGACGCGCACGAGTACGCCGGTTCGTTTGATGCCATGTTGCGTGTGTGGCTCGACGACGAGAACCGCCCGACGCCGGATCGCTCGGGTACTCCGGTCCTGCTAATAGTCGACTGGAAGACGTCTAAGGACACCCACGCCGAGGTCGCCCTACAGATGGCGGCATACGCGTACGCCGACCGGATCATTAAGGCCGACGGTTCAACCGTTCCGATGCCGGAATTCGACGGCGCGGCGGTTCTCCACATCACGCCGGAACAGTGGGCGTTCAAGCCCGTGCGCATCGAGCGGGAGATCTACGATTTCTTCCTTTCGCTGCGGCACATCTTCAATTGGGACCGGTCCGTTTCCAAGACCGTCATTGGGCGCGCTATCGCTAAGTCGGCCCGACTGGTGACCGGCACGGAGCGGCGGGCGCGATGACGGCCGTCCGGGTGGTGCAGACGAAAGCGGCGTTCGGCTACCCCGTGGGCAAGGTGTGGGGGCCGTACAAGCACCTCGCCGACGCCCTAGACCGGGTCAAGCTACTGCGCCGACACAAGGGCGAGGGAAAGATTCAGGCGGGGGAGTGGGCGCCCTGCGTCATGTCCCGGCCCGAGGTCGAGTTCGAGCTAGGGGAGGACGACGAGTGACCGAGTTCAAGGCATGGCCTAAGACATCCCGGCTGTTCCGGGACGTAGTCATCACGGAAAAGATCGACGGCACGAACGCCGCTGTTCACATCGAGCCGGGTACGCGCATAGACAACCCGATGGTGTTCGAGGTCTACCCGCTCAAGCCGGGCGAGGTCTACATAGACGGGCAGATTTGGCGCGTAGCCGCGCAGTCCCGTAACCGGCTCATCACCCCGGGCGCCGACAACTATGGCTTTGCCCGTTGGGTGTACGACAACGCCGCAATCCTCGTTCCGCTGTTGGGCGAGGGGCTCCATTTCGGCGAGTGGTGGGGGAGGGGCATTCAGCGCGGGTACGGCCTCGACGAACGCCGGTTCTCGCTGTTCAACACCGACCGGCATCGGGACGTGTGCGCGCCCGTCGGTGGCGTGACCGTGTCCGCCGTGCCGGTTCTGTATCACGGGGTGTTCCGTGAGCGCGAGGTGACCGGGTGGCTTCGCTACCTCGCCGAGTTTGGGTCGGTGGCTGCCCGAGGGTTCCCGAACCCCGAGGGCGTGTGTGTCTTCCATACGCAGTCGAGGACGGTCTTTAAGGCGACCCTCGACAACAACGACGCCGGTAAGTGGGAAACCGCGTAAACCGTTGCGCTCTAGCGGTACTGAGGGGGCGGGAAAGTGACGAAATCCTTTCCCGCCCTCGACCAACCACCTACTAGTCACTAGTAGTTGCTCGACTGGAGAGAACATGGCCCTTCGCATTTTCGACACCGACCCCGACGCTAAGCCGAAGCCCCGACAGTCGTTCAACGACGATTATGTGGCCCGTTTCTACATGGGTCGGCAGGTGGACAACCAGCCCGAGGCGCTTTCCGAATGGCGCGTGATGACGGCCGAGCCGGGTACGGCGCAGGCCATTGCGCAACTGTTCGGCGGGCAGCCGGTAGAGACGGATTCCTCGGCTGACAAGTTCATCGAGGTTCTGACCACGTCGGCCAAGATTCCCGTGATCCTCGACGGCCCTAAGGCGATTTCCTCGGATATGAAGTTGTGGAACCGGGGCAAGCTGGTCCACCACTGTGACGGCGTCGATTTCCTTTCGCACGCCGACGAAAAGCGCATCGGCACCGCGTGCGGCTGCCCGACCCTTTTCGCCGAGCGTAAGCAGGCAGCGCGCGACTACATGGGCCCTGCGCCCGCGATTAACGTTCGCTTCCGACTCGCCGATGATCCCGACCTCGGTGTCTGCCACTTCCAGACCACGTCATGGACCCTCGCCGAGGTGCTGCACGAGCACGACGACGCGCTACGCCGTATCGGTGGTGAGGCGCTCGGGGAACTCAGCATCGAACTTGTCGAGTACACCACTAAGAAGGGTCGCCACGTCGAGTACTTCAAGCCCGTTCTTAAGGTCGTCAAGTCTTGGAACGACGCCGTAGCCGAGTAAGGCGCCCGCACCGCTAACCACCTTTCTACGAACGGGAGTTCACATGGCTTTCTATGAGGTTCTTCGCGAGGACGCGACCGGCTACGCCTCGGCGCTGGTCCGGGCGCACGGCACTAAGCAGGCAATCGACGCTGTAAAGCACCTCGGTTTTACCGCCGCGAACAGCGTTGCCGAGCGCGTGCCGGACGGCCGTAACGAGCCGAACAAGATTCTCGCGTTCGTCGAGGAGTCGCACGGCGCCGATTTCCTCGGCGAGTGATCACGTGACCGAGCACAACGGGGGTCGGGACACCGACGATTCCGACCCCCGCCCCGTGGCGCTAATCCTCAAGTTTGCAAGCGATGATTTCGTGCGCTTGCCGCTGTGGTACTTCCGCCCCTCTGTAGTCAAGGCAGTCATTCACGAGCGTCGCCGCCGGTTCGGCGTGTACGACGACGACCAGGCATAGGGAGAGAACATGGCCGAGGCCGCTAAGAAGACTCGCACGATCACCGAAACGTCCATCACGCTTACCCTCACCCTCGCCGAGGCCGAGGCCGTAGCCGCTGTTCTCGGGAACGTCGGCGGCGATATCAAGGACACCCCGCGCGAGCACTCCGACGCCGTGTTTTGGGCGCTGTCTAAGGCGGGTATCGACGTCACCCGTTCCACGGGCGACCACGCCGGACGCAAGATTTCCGGAAACATGAGGTTCCACGCGTCGGTTTCCTCGGCGTCTGCCGCAAAGGGTGGGTCGTTCGCCTCGGGCACCTACACGACCCCCGACTTTCTGCGAAAGCTGGGTTACTGAGCATGGGTAAGCGCGGTGTCGTCACCGACTATGCGGGCGAGGAACTCTACCCGGGCGACCTCATTGTTTACTCGGCCCGACAGGGCAACCGGGTGCGCATGACAGACGCCCTAGTCGAGCGGGTGACTGCCCGGAACGTCGGTGGCCGACTGGTCCCGATGTTGAAGGTTCGGCCTACCGGCATCGAGTCGGGGTTCACTGCCCGCCGGAAGATTCGGGCACAGTGGATCGGCGCTGAACACGCGCGGCTCATACAGCCGGGCGAGGAAGGCTAGACAGTAGGGAAGGGGTCGGAGCGCACTCGCGTTCCGGCCCCTTTTCGCGTTCACCTACTAGTCACTAGTAGGTGGGAAGGGTTCGGAGTGATCCGGCAGATAACAGACAAGGTTGCCCCCGCCATGGGGGACGTGCGGCGTATGCAGACGGGCGACGTGCTGATACTGCACGACAGTGCCCGTAAGCGCGCCGACTGGTCGAGGTACCAGGATGCGGTGCGTCACGCGACTATGCGCGGCGCTGAGATTAGGTGGGCACATTGATTGGCGAGATTCTCGACGCGCTGTTGTGGTTTCTCTGCGGCGTGTGGGCGGCTGCAAGGTGGCTACGGTGAGAGTTGAATTCATCATCGCCGCAGCCTATTTCCTAGCGGGTGCGCTGTTCGGCGCGAACGCTAGGCGCAAGAGGTGACCGGTCTACGGGCTTGCCGCCAATGTGGCCGCACTAAGCCCGTCGCTGAATTCATCGCCGGAAAGGCTAAGCGGAACGCGTCGAATTGCTCGACGTGCCGCCGGAAGAATGCTGCCGACCACCGGCGGAAGTACTACGCGTCGTTGCCGCCCGACAAGCGGCACGAACTCACGCATCGGCGCAGGGCCGAGGGCTACGGCGTAGAACACGTGGCATACAGCCGCACAGAGATCATGCGTCGGTGGCGGAACGCGTGCTGTTACTGCAATGGCGTGGCGACGCACCTCGACCACGTGCACCCGCTAGCCAAGGGTGGCGCCGACAAGGAATCCAACATGGTTCCGGCGTGCGCCCGTTGCAACCTTTCCAAGGGTGCGAAAACCCTCGCGGAGTGGTCCGAGACATTCGGGCCGGAACCTCCGCCGTTCTAGGCACGTAAACCGTTGCGCTCTAGCCGGGCGAGGAAGGGAAAACACATGAAATTCGTTGATCTACTCGCCCGGTTCGCCGACGTCGATGAACAGTCGGACGGGGGTTACGGCGCGCTGTGTCCGGCGCACAATGACTCCCGTCCGTCTCTCCGCATTTGGCGGGGTGACGACAACAAGGTTCGGGTTACGTGCCGTGCCGGGTGCGCGTCTGACGACGTCGTCAAGGCTGCGGGGCTCACGTGGCCGGACATGTTCAACGCGACCGGCGAGGGGCTCACCGTGTCCAAGGAACCGCCCTCCCTGGTCGACGTCGGCCACGTCGCCGCCCTCGCGCGGTATGTCGACGAAACGTCGATGATGCTCGGTGACTACGCCCAAGACTGGTCGACGCAAGCGCGCGAATACATCGATGAACGGTTCGGCCTTTCCGTCGACCTCGCCGCCGAACTCATGCTCGGTGTCGACGCGCCGGATTGGCACTTGCCGTTCAAGCACCGGTCGCAGGGTTTCCGGGCGTTCCCGCGCCTTACCGTTCCGCTGTGCGGGTTCGATGGCGTGGCCCGTGGTCTACAGGGTCGGGACCTTTCGGGGCGCTGCCCCGGTCGGTGGCTTTCGCTCAGTAACCCCGAGGGCGCCGTGTGGGCCCCGTACGGCGTCTTTCGCGGGCAAGGTGGCTACGGGGTAACCCTGATCACCGAGGGGCCCGGAGACGCGCTTACAGCGGTTGCCGTCGGCTACAACGCGGTAGGGGTTCGGGGCGCGAGTCTCGCCAACAAGCCCGAGTTGATCGCTGAACTTGCCGAGGGGTTGCGCGGCACGCAGGTGATCGTGTGCGGCGACAACGACACCGCCGGGCAGGGGTTCACGCGCCGAATGGTCGAGGGGCTCGCAGCGCACGGAATCGAGGTGTTCGCCCTCGAAATCCCGCATAGCGGCGACGACTTGACGGATTGGCGGAAGCGCGACCCGCACGGGTTCCCCCTCGCGCTGCACCGTGCCGTCAAGGCTGCCCGCCCCGTGCGTGACAGTGCCGAGGTCGAGGCGGCTGCCATGTCGGCGGAACTCACCGACCGCACCGGCGCCGACACCGTGTCGGGCGACCAGGGGGCCGAGGCCGCGAAGATTCTCGCCGGTCTTATCGGCCGGTACGGGGAATCCGACGCGATGAACGCTCACGCGCTTGTGTCTTGGACGGACGGCCGGATTAAGTACGCCCCGGGTCTCGGGTTCTACGTGTGGAACGGGGTCACGTGGGAGCGTTCCGAGGTCAAGGTTCGGCAGGAAGTACACCGCATGGGCGCTGCGCTCATCCTGGCAAACAAGCTGGCCGAGGCTAAGCCGTTCACCATGACGACGCGTATCGACGCGCTGTTGACGGAATTGCGTAGCGTTCCCTCGGTGCATGTCGACGCTGCGGCATTCGACGCCCGCCCGGATTTGCTCAGTTTCCGCAACGGTGTGGTCGACCTGCGTACGGGCAAGATGCGCCCGCACGATAAGCGCGACATGTTGACCGTGTCGCTTCCCCTCGACTACGACCCGAACGCACGCGCCGAGCGGTGGGAACGGTTCATAGACGAAATCATGCCGGGTATGCCAGACATGCCGTCGTACCTGCGGCGGCTGGTCGGCTACGGCATTACCGGCCACACCTCGGAACAGTGTTTCGCTGTGCTGTGGGGCACGGGCGCTAACGGTAAATCGGTGTTCACGGACACGCTTACGGAGGTGTTCGGCAGCATCACTAAGACGACGCCGTTCGCCACGTTCGAGGACAAGGGTTCCGGCGGCATCCCCAACGACATTGCAGCGCTGCGGGGCGCCCGTCTGGTGATGGCTTCCGAGGGCGAGTCGGGTAAGCCAATGTCCGAGGCCGTCCTCAAGAGGGTGACCGGCAAGGACAAGGTGACCGCGCGGTTCCTGCGGCAAGAGTTCTTCACGTTCTCGCCGACGTTTCTGATCATGCTTGCCACGAACCACAAGCCTGCCTTTAAGGGGCAGGATGAGGGGCTATGGCGCCGAGTCAAGATGGTTCCGTTCCGCCGGTACTTTGCCCCCGAGGAACGTGACTACGGCCTCGACGAGACTCTGTTGCGTGAGGCGCCCGGGATCGTGGCATGGGCCGTCCGAGGGGCCGTCGAGTGGTACCGGGACGGTCTCGCCGACCCGGGGCCCGTCCGCAACGCGACGCGGGAGTACCGGGAAACCTCGGATGCGCTGCAAGGGTTCTGCCCGGGTGTGGTCGAGGTGACCGGCGACGACGCTCACTCGATGCTCGGGAATGAGTGCTTTAGCGCGTACCTCGATTGGTGCGAGGCCGAGAACCTGCCGCAAAAGGAACGTTGGCGCCGGACGACGTTTTACCGCGCCATGGAAGAGCGCAAGGTGAAACGACGCAAGACCGAAAAGGGAATCACGCTGTTCGGTCTGCGACTCGCCGACGCGCCTACGGCGGCAACCGGCCCGGGAATCTTCGCTAAGTAGCCACCACCCGAGGGGCATCTACTAGTCACTAGTAGGTGCCCCTTTGTGTTTCAAGGGGAGACATGCGCACTTACACGCACAGCATTGCGGGCGACCCGGTACGGGTTCACATTCCCGAGGACGCTGCCGACCTCGACGAGTTCAAGGCATGGATACGCGCGGCTAACCAGCGCGGGCCGATCGCCCTCGACACCGAAACGACCGGCCTCGACATCTACAGCGATAGCTACCGGCTGCGAACGGTCCAGTTCGGCGACGCGCACACGGCGTGGGTCATCCATTGGGAACGGGGAGGGCTGTTCCGGCACTACGCGGCGCGTGCGCTGGAATACGTGACTCGGTTCCTCATTCATAACGGCCCGTTTGATTGGCTGGTCCTCGACCGGCACGCGGGCATACCGCTAGAGCACCTCGCCCCGCGCACCCGTGACACGAAGATTCTCGCGACCCTGGTCGACCCCCGGCAGCCGCAGGAAGGGGGCATAGGCACCGGTCTTAAGCCCGTGTCGGGGCATTGGGTCGACCCGTCCTCGCCGGACACGCAAGGGGACCTAACGGCCGTGTTCCGGTCACTCGGGCTCACTAAGGCAACCGGGTGGGCGGGTATCCCGCTCGACCACCCCACCTACAACCTTTACGCCGGTCTCGACGTGATTCTCACGGCCCGTGTCGAGCCGAGGCTTACGGCCGAACTTGCGCGCCTCGGGGTGCGTGACGCGCTTGTGCAGTACGAGCACGAGATAGCCCGTATCTGCTCCCACATGCAGCGCGCTGGAATGGTCCTCGACCAGGATTACACCCGCACCCTGTACGACGCGCTTAGCGAGGAATCGCAGCGCTACGCCGACAAGGCACGCCGGTACGGGGTCGAGAACGTGAACTCGACCAAACTCATTGCCGAGGCGCTGATAGGCATGGGTGAGGTTCTCACCGAGCGCACGGCGTCGGGTGCCGTCAAGGTCGATAAGGCCGTGTTGCTTGCCCTCGCCGACCTCGACACCGATTGGAAGCGGGTAGGGGCCCGTACGGCTAACCCCCTCGCCGAGGCGGTGCTACGGAGTAAGCGCGCGGGGAAGTGGCGGACGACGTACGCCGAGACATTCCTTTCCGAGGTCGACGGCGCGGGGCGCGTGCACCCGATGATTAACACGCTGCAAGCCCGTACCGGGCGTATGAGCATTCAGCGTCCGGCGCTGCAAACGTTGCCGTCGAGTGACCAAATGATTCGGCGCTGCCTTTTGGCCGACGAGGGTCACGTGATGGTGTCGACCGACTTTCAGGCCGTCGAAATGCGGGTGTTGGCTGCCCTCGCCGACGTAATGCGTATGAAGGATGCAATTCGAGCGGGCGAGGATCTCCATTCCTTTACCGCCCGACTCGTATTCGGCGAGAACTTCACCCCCAAACACCGGAAACTCTGTAAGGGCGTCGGGTTCGGAAAGGTGTACGGCGGTGGCGCGGCGACTATTGCCCGGCAGACGGGTGCGCCTATTGCCGACGTTCAGCGCGCCATTTCCGCGTATGACCGGGTGTACCCGGAGATTAAGCGGGCGTCGGGCCGTTGGCAGCGCGAGGCACGGGCTACCGGCATGGTGCACGTGTCGGCGACCGGCCGTCGGCTGCCCCTCGACCGTGACCGGACGTACGCCGTCGTGAACTACGCGTGCCAGTCCGCAGCGCGTGACGTCCTCGGGCAAGCGTTGCTGCACATGGAAGAGGCGGGGTTGCTGCCGCTGTTGCGGCTGCCGATTCATGACGAGGTGTTGGCGTCGGTTCCGGCCGAGGACGCAAAGGACATTGCGCGCGAGATAGAGCGTTGTATGACGTTCAGCCTGTATGGGGTGCCGATCGAGGCCGAGGCCGAGATAGGTAAGCGGTCGTGGGGCAGCCTGTACGGCGCCGACATGTGATGTGGACCACGTCCCTCCGGTTACGGTACGCGCCGGTAACCGGGGGGTTCATCACCTACTAGTCACTAGTAGGTGGTCGCCGAAAAAAGTTGGCAACCAACTACGCCAACTAGTACGTGACGCCCCGACCATGATCGAACATTCGATTCCTCGACCCGGGGCCGTGACACGCCGGTGACCACCTTCATTCCCAAGGATGAACCCCGGTAACGCCTTCGATCTTGCTACAACGTTCCTCGCCGCACGTGGTCTAACCAGCGAAAACGCCCGTTGCGTGTAACCCGCACCGAGACGTACGTTCCACCCACGCCACGACGGCACGGCCCGATCAACCCCCGTCACAGCGGACCCCGGAACGGGGTTGATTCGTCGTGCCAACTTCCAGACCTGCGCCTTACTACCCCCTTGCCTAAAACAGGTAGTGGCGCACGTCACACGGTCTAACGACCAGTCGGCCCCGTTCCGCGTAAGCCCTTGCGCTCAAGGCGCAGCAACGCGAAACGAACGGAGCACGACCCATGATTGACCTGACCCCCGAGCAGATCGCCGCCGCTAAGGCCCTCGACATTCCGGCGACCGAGGCCGTGTGTAAGGCCACCGAGGAGCGCGTGACGCAACTCGCCCGGCAGTACGCCACGACCGGCGGGCGCGTGAACGCCGACCTCGCCGAGGAGTTGGCGCAGATAGGCCGTATCGCCGTGTGGGAGTCGCTTAGCCGGTTCGCCGGTACCTCGGTGGCCCAGTTCTTCACGTTCGTCGACACGACGCTTAAGGGCGTCATGAGCGACGCGCGAAAGGTCGAGACTCGCCCGGGTGTCACCCGGCAGGCTGCCGCCGATTTCGAGCGGGCGTTGAGCATGGCGGGCGGCGACCCGTACGAGGCCGAAAAGGTCGCGCAGTCGGCGGCGATGGGTGCCCGCAAGATGAGCCGGGAAATGGCGTACGCCGCGCGTCTGTCGTGGCAGGGAGTCGAGTACCTCGACGCTCCCATGGGCGGCAACGACGGCGACGAATCGGTAACGCTGGGCGAGAAAATCGCATCGAGCATCGGCCTTACGGATGACCTCATTGAGGACGCCGACATCGTTTCGTTCCGGAAGCGCGACATTCGCGACCGGGTTCGGGCGATCGTCGCCCGCATGGGGGAACAGCGCCGGTACGTGCTGGCCGGAACCTACGGACTCCCGTTCGCCCCGTACTACGGCGAGGACCACGACGCCGAAATGGCTGCCGACCTCGGGGTTCCGCGTACGCAGATAAAGGCCATTCGGTGGCACGCAAAGGATTCGTTCCGCAAGTCGTGGCTTAAGGGCGCGAGCGCCGAAGAAATCGCCGCCTAAGCACCGCACACATTCCGCGAATCGGAGGGGAAACCATGCTCGCCACGTACAAGTTCAACGCTGCCTCGGGCCACACCATCGAGGCCACCCGCACGGCCACCGGATACGACGTCTACACGATGAACGCCGAGGGCCGCACGATTTCGACCGTCGCCCTTTCCCCGCTCGCCGCTGAAATTCTCTTCGCTGAACTGGAAGCGGCGCGACCTGCGCCCGCCCCTAAGCGCGCTGCCGCTAAGCGAAAGGCCGTCCGGTGACTCGGGCCCTGTCATTCCTCGCGGGGGTCATCCTCGCCATGCATTTCATGACTCAGTACGCCTACTAGGGGAGAATTCAATGTTCTACGACTTTCGACAGAACAACAGCGGTGGCGGTTTCGACTTCAACGCCGAGGACGGCATTTCCTGTCACGTCATCATCGAGGCGAACAGCGCCGAGGACGCGAACGAGCGGGCGGAAAGCCTCGGTCTGTATTTCGACGGCTGCGACGACGGCCGCGACTGCGAATGCTGCGGCGACCGGTGGTACTCGGCATGGGGCGAGGGTGACGACGTGCCGTCGACGTATGGAACGCCGGTCGGCGAGGCCGAGGCGTACATGTTGTGGGCGCCCGAGGGCGTGGCAGAGGCGTACGTTCACTACCTCGACGGCCGAATAGAGGCGGTCGACATGCGCAAGCGCAAGACGCTGTAACGCCCGAGGGGCACCTACTAGTCACTAGTAGGTGCCCCTCTTTTTTTATTGGTAAAGACTTTCGGAGCTAAACTAACCTTTACGCGATCCACGCATCCTTACCAAACCCTTTACCGCTGGCCACCTGCCGGAGTATGTGATTCCGCATACTTACGTTGAGAGTTCAAACGTGCCCAATCGGGCACCGGGGTGCAAGAGGCGCCAATGATCATGGAAGTGTGCGGGATACCTGTTCCCGCCGATACCCCCACCGTCGGCCTATGGGTCGAGGTACCCGTCAAGCGGGCGTGTACCTGCGACCGTCCTACCTGCGACCCGTGGGACTGGAGGCCCGTCGACTGCCCTACAGCGGCCCCCGAGGAGTACGTCTATAACGCGCACGACCTAGACCGTGTCCTGCGCTCGTACGGCCATGTGTGGGCGCTCACGGCCGCTCGAACCATGAGCCATAACCGCTTCCGCCTCATTGCCCGGGGGCTGTTCTCGTCACGCATCATCGGTACGTACGTGTGGACATGGAACGCGACCTACGGCCGGTACGAGCCCGAGGCCGAACCGTGGAACGTGTGGGACGCCCGATGCGCCGAGCGCGTTAACGGCCGTGTCCCGTACACCCTTTCGGGCCTCAACCGCCTAGCCCGAGGCGACCAGGGGCCCTATGTGCGCGACAAGGAGGACGTACCGCACGAGGGGGCGCTAGCCGACTTCTACGGCCTCGGGAGCGCTGCCTAGGCGCCCTGCGGGGTTGCCCCGTCCGGAACCCCCGGGCGGGGCTTTTTCGTGGGCCTACGCTGGAAGTATGACAATTAGTTATCAATGGCGAATACATGGACGAGAACTAGCCGGGGGCGGATGCAACGGCGGTGTAGCCGACTGCGTAGACGACGTGGCAACGGCCGTCACCGATGCGCTGCGGCTGCACCTCGCGCTTGAGTCGACAGACGTACTTGCCTCGGTCCTCGACGGCGCATGGGCCCCCATGCGTGACGAAATGCTTACGGTCGGCATCGCCGAGCTGAGGGACAGCGGCAGGTGGACCGGCGACGCACCGGGGCTCACCGTGCGACTCTGGTCGCATGACCGACGAGACACTAGGCGGCATCGTTCCGCCCAAGATCAAGAATTACAGCAACGTCCCCGAGTTGCTCGCCAAATTGGAAGGGCGGGCAGTGCTGTGGGAGCGCAACGCGCGAGACGCCAAGGAACGCGCGCAAGAGTTCGAGGCTGCCGCGCAAGCGATTAGGAACGGCGCATCGAGTGTCACCGTGGGACGCACAACCTACGTGCTAGGGGAGTAGCCTGACTCAACTAGTCCGGTAACGGACCGGACCTGACGCCGAGTTAGGAAAATCGAACAATGACCGCCAGCGGACAACGCACATGCGTTGAGAATGTCGCTGCATCTGGGCCCACCGGCGCGGAGCAGACGACGACTGTCATGCAACCTCGGGGGGCTCTCTGCATTCTGTGCGGCGGAGAGACTCAAACCCTCGTGGTAATCGCGATCTTCGAATCAATGTCGAATTCCGGCGTGATCATGGGTTGCGGCTACTGCGCCGATCTACTCGGAAAGCGGGCGTCGGCGTGAGCGAGGGAACGGGGCCGACGGTCCCCCAAACGGGTTACGAGACAGCATGGGCGGCGTACGTCGACCACGTGCACCCCAGGGACGGAGTCACGCCGCCGTGCCCCGTCTGTGTCAGTTCCAAGGGCCCGAGTCTGGGTTGTGAAGAGGGTCAAAGGCTTCACGGCGCGTACCGGCTCGCGAGGATCGGCAAACCCATAGCGGCGGAATAGCCGAACGGGCCCCGGGGCATCCATAGCGCCCCGGGACCCGCACCCTCACTCTAAGCCCCGTCCGGTGATCAGCCGGGCGGGGCACTTTCATGTCTAGTAGGGGCGTGCCGGGCACCTCCACAGCGCCCACCCCGTGCCGAACGGCCGAATGGCCACACGGAACGGCAGCGCGAGGCGCGTATAGAGGCGCGCGACCTTATGCCATTCGCGGAATGCGTCCTCGCGGCCGAGGCTGCCGGTTATCTGCACGCTGCCCCGGGGGACGGGCGGGTTCGGGACGTAGGGGGAGGTCGTTCTCATGGCCCCGACGCTAGGCGCCGACCCGCCGTTACCGGATCGTCCAGCGGGGGGAGTTGCTGGTCACGGTCCGGGTACGCTGCCCCGTGTCGGCACCGGTCCGGCTAGGGTGTTGGTTAGTTGCTTATGGATCACCTTCCATGGGCAACTAACCATCACAAAGATTCGACCACGAAAGCGCAGGTCAGACCCACCATGACGCACAATCAAGGCATGTCCCCGTTCTTGAGCCCCGTTGAGGGTCACCGACTGGACGTCGTCCGCGTAGCCATCTACGCCCGGCAGTCCAAGGCACGCACCGACTCATCCGAAGCTAGCCCCGAGGCGCAGGTGTCGGCGTGCATCGGCGCCGCGCAAGCCCGATCGGGGAACGGGGCCGTGTGGGAGGTCACACCCGCGCGCACGTTCAAGGACGTCGGTCGGTCCGGGTGGGACCCGAACGCGATTCGCCCCGGGTTCGAGGAACTCATGACCGCAGTACGCGCGGGTGAGGTAGACGTGGTGATCGTCAATGAGCTGTCACGGCTCACTCGCAAGGGCGCCCACGATGCGCTGGAAATCGACAAGGAATTCAAGGCGCACGGCGTGCGGTTCGTGTCGGCGAAAGAGTCGTTCCTCGACACGTCCGACCCGATCGGCGTTGCGATCTTCGCCCTTATCGCTGCCCTCGCTAAGCAGGACAGCGACATTAAGGCCGAGCGACTCAAGGGCGCGAAAGACGAAATCAGGGCCGTCGGCGGGCGCCACTCGTCCTCGGCGCCGTACGGAATGCGCGCCGTCCGCGAAAAGATCGGGAATCTCGTGGTGTCGGTCCTCGAACCCGACGCCGACAACCCCGACCACGTCGAAACCGTCATGCGCATGATCGAAATGTCGTTCAGCGGGCAGACCGACAACAGCATTGCCGTAACCCTCGACAAGGACGGCGTACCGGCCCCGGGCAACGCCGCACGACGCGCCACCGCTAAGCGGCTGGAATCGATCAAAGCCCGTCGGGTGTCCGGCGAGGACGACGCCATCCGATGGCGGGCACAAACCGTCCGCTGGATTCTCAACCACCCCGCCATCGGCGGGTTCGCGAGTGACCGGGTGCTGCGCGGCAAGGCACACGTGAACGTGATCGCCCGGGACGAGACCGGAAAGCCTCTGACGCCCCATACGGGGCTCATCACCGGCGCTAGGTGGCTGGAGCTGCAAGAGGCACGCAAAAAGCGTTCACGGCCCGATTTCCGCCCCGGCGGCGAGGAGATCACGCCGACACTGCTTAGCGGATGGCGGTTCACGCGCTGCGGAGTGTGCCGAGGGTCCATGGGGCAGACGGGCGGCACTAAGGGCCGTAACGGCACGCTAAGCGCAGGGTCGTACATGTGCGCCAACCCCAAGGGTCACGGCGGCCTCGCCATTCGGCGCGAAATGCTCGACGACTACGTGGCTAACCGGGTGTGGGCACGGCTCACGCACGCCGACATGGACGACCCCGCCGACCGCGTATGGGTCGAGGCTGCCGCGCTGAGGTTCGCCGCTCAAACCGACCTCGCAGGGGTACAGGAAGACCGGCGGGAAACGGCCGCGCACCTCGACCACGTCCGGCAATCGATCACCGAGCTACAGGCGGACCGCAAAGCAGGGCTCTACCGAGGGCGCGAGGAACTCGACATGTGGCGCGCGACCATGCAGCAGTACCGGCAATTCGAGGACGAGTGCACGGGCCGACTCGCCACCCTCGACGCGCAGACGGCGGATGCGGTGCGGATTCCGACTGAATGGTTCGTCGAGTCGGCAGACCTAATCGGCCCGGGGTCGCCCTGGTCCGGGTGGGACGTGTTCAAGCGGCGGGCGTTCCTCGACCTGTTCCTCACGGGTGTGTCCGTCGGCGTAGGGCGCGACCCTGAAACGAAGAAGTTCGTTCCCATCGAGGAACGCGTGACGCTGGATTGGCGCCCGGTACCCGTCGAGGACGACGACGACGCCGAGGTGACCGAGGCGGAGCTAGCCGCCCTCTAGGGCCCTAGACGCCGCTGTAAGCCCCTTAGAGCCCCGGATAGCCCCCTAGGCCGTCCGGGGTTCTTTCGTGCCGTCAGACGGCCGTCTGTGGCGTTGGGGTGGTCGAGGAAGCGGAGCGTACCGGTCCGGTTACACGGGGTGGCCACACAGCGGGGTGGGTGACTGACGTTTTCGATAATCAGCCTTTTTCAGCGCACCATCTGAGCTGCACTTACTGACGACTGACATTTCTAGTATCAATCTCGGTATGTCTTAAGAGACTCTATAGGCATTCCCAAACACCACGTTCATCCGTCAGTTGTCAGGGACCACCCCCGCGTAAACCGTTGCGCTCTAGTACGTACCGAGGGAAGATTCCCGCGCACGAAATACCACACTCCTCGGCGGACCGAGGACTTCCCCAAAAACCGCCCGGCGGTCGACTCCCGTGACTCTCTCCCACGGTTTGAGCCTGCCGGGCACTTACGGGCTTAGCTCAGTGGCAGAGCGGCGGATTCCAAACCCGCGTGTCGGTGGTTCGATTCCATCAGCCTGTGCGGAGCGCAAGACATATGCGGGGCATGCACCCCCCGGGCACTGTGTGACAGTGGCTCTTGCGCAATTTCGGATAGCTCAATTGGCAGAGCAGGGGCTCGCGACCCTGGTTAGTGGTTCAAATCCACTTCCGAAAGCTAGGCGCACCCGCCAACGGCCGTGACTGGTCATCTGACGGGTGCCCCTTGGGTGAAACCGGCCCTTAGTAGCCCAGCTAGTCACTGGTTGCGAAACGGGCGGCGAGTAGCCCTAAAACTTTGGCATGTAGCTCAGTCGGCAGAGCGGCGGATTGTTAATCCGTTAGTCGTAGGTTCGAGTCCTACCGTGCCAGCCTTGCCCACCTAGCCCAACGGCAGAGGCAACGGTCTTAGGAACCGTGCAGTCTCGGTTCGAATCCGAGGATGGGCACCATCCGTACCACCCCACCTACTAGTCGCTAGTAGGTGGCTTTGCACGTTCTGAAAGGTGGCCCCGGTGACCATTGCACGATATCGCCGCAGCCGCCGACTCCCCGCGCGTGACGCTGCCGCTAGGGCCCGTCGCGACGTTAACCGCGCTGCCTACGTCGGCTGTAACCGATGTGGTGGCGCTTTTGCTCCGTCTGACGTCGAGGTCGACCACATTCGGCCTATCGCCCTCGGTGGCGAGGACGTAGCGGGGAACATCCAAATTCTTTGTATTCCCTGTCACCAGTCCAAGACTCGCGAGGAATTCTCTTATGCCGCAGCCGGGTGATTTCGGCGTAGTCCAAATCCATGGCTACGGCGGAAAGCTGATTTCCCTCGGGCAAGCCCTTATCGGCTGCCCCTCGCGTTTCTCTCACGCGTTCCTCGTTCTCGACAATGGGGAAATCGTTCAGGGCGAACCCGGCGGAGCGAAGATTTATCCCGCATCCGTGATGCATGGTCGAGGCGCTGTTTACAGCAGTCTCCCGCTCACCGATGCGCAGCGTGCCGATATCGTGGCCGCCGGTCGTGCGCTGGCCGACACCCCGTATTCGTGGGTCGACTATGCGGCTATCGGATTCCAGCGCCTAGGGCTGCCGTCTAAGGCACTCGCCGATTACGTGGCCGATGGTGGTCACATGATCTGTTCTCAGCTAGTGGCCGAGGCATACAGGCGTGCGGGTGATCCGCTGTTCCCTAATCGCGCGCCCGGTAATGTGACGCCCGGTGATTTGGCTAGGTTGATTGGGGCTAAGTAATGCCCCGTAGACCGTGCCTAGATTGTGGTCGCCTTACTAACAACCCTAGCCGCTGTGATGCCCATGCCGCTGTATGGAATGCCCGCCTAGAACGGCGTAGAGGATCGTCTACGGCCCGAGGCTATGGGGCAGCGTGGCGCAAGGTAGCGCGTGTGGTCCTCGACCGGCACATAGCCACCTATGGGCACTACTGCCCAGGGTTCGGCATTCCCCCTCATGCTGCTAGTGACCTCACTGTGGACCACATCCAGCCTCGGTCACTCGGCGGCAGCGACCAGCCGGACAACCTAAGGGTTCTCTGTCGAGGCTGTAACAGTCGCAAGCACAATCGCCCCGGTTGATTTGCCGGTTAGTCGTGTTGTGTGCTTCCCACTCGCATTATCACTGTGGGTAGCCCCCAATTCGGACATTATGTGCAGTAGGGGGGCGTACTGAATCTCTGTCCGGAATGTCCGAATGGACCCAAGCCCAGGGCAGGAACACATGACTGCGAAATTTTGACCCGGGGGGTGTCGACCGAAAGCCCCGATTTTCCACCTACTAGTCGCTAGTAGGTGCTCAGAAAGGGGTGAATCGTGGTCGCAGGACGCCCGCCCGTGCCAAATGAGCGCAAACGGAAGCTAGGAAACCCCGGGCAGCGCCCCTTGCCGAACGTGGCCGAGGTCGCCGACGCCGTGCCGTTCGAAAATCGCGCCCCGCTGCACCTAAAGGCCGAGGGCCGGAAGCTATGGGAGCGCGTAACGACCGGCGCCCATTGGCTAGCCGATTCTGACGCGCCCACCCTCACGCTGTTGTGCGAAAAATACGATCGTCGAGCGCAATTCGTCTCCGATCTCGCCAAAAGTGAGCCTGTTCTTTTCACGGATAAGGGATACGCCTATCCGAACCCTCTGGTCGGCATGCTTTCGACCATTGAGACCGAAATTGCCCGCCTGTTCAGCGCATTGGGCCTCACGCCGACCGACCGAACCCGTATGGGTGTCGCCGAGGTCAAGGCCCGTAACGCGTTCGAGGAAATGCTAGCGAGGCGCCAAAACCGATAAAGGGGTGACGCATGATTGACCCCCTTTACCTCACGCCGGTTGCCCCCGAGGAAATGGTTTCCGGCGACGGAACCGACTTTGTGGATTTCACACAGTTTCTACGGGTCACTAAGGATTCCGTCGGCGGAAGTGCGGGCGAGATTCTCGTAATGCGTCCGTGGCAAGTCGAGCTAATGGACCGACTTTACGCCCGACGCGCCGACGGACGACTAAAGCACCGCACAGCGCTTATCGGAATGCCGCGAAAGAACGGTAAGAGTGCGCTAGCCGCCGGTATCGCGCTGTTCGGCCTCGCATTCGGCCCCCGAGGCGGCGAGGTGTTCTCTTGCGCTGGCGACAAGGAACAGGCGCGCATTGTTTTCTCGACCACTAAGCAAATGGTCGAAATGGAGCCTCAATTTGGCTCGATGTTCAAGACTTACCGTGACGCTATCGAGTTTCCGGCGACGGGCAGCGTGTACCGCGTGCTTTCCGCTGAGGCGTACACGAAAGAGGGACTAAACCCGCACCTCGTGATTTTCGACGAGGTGCACGTTCAGCCGAACCGTGAACTCTGGGACGTTATGGCGCTCGCATCGGGCGCCCGACGTGAACCGATGATGGTCGGCATTACCACAGCGGGAGTCAAGACCGATTCCATGGGCGGTGATAGCACGTGCTATCAGCTCTATCAGCATGGAATGCGCGTCGCCTCGGGCGAGGTAGCCGACCCCGGGTTTTTCATGTCGTGGTGGGGTGCCCCCGAGGGCGCCGACCACACCGACCCCGCTGTCTGGGAAGCCTCGAACCCCGGTTTTGACGACATTGTGTCGCGCGAGGATTTCGAGTCTGCCGTGTTGCGCACTCCCGAGGCGGAGTTTCGTACTAAGCGCCTTAACCAATGGGTGAGCACCGCGCAAGCGTGGCTGCCCGGCGGTTCGTGGGAAGCGTGCGAGGACGCCGAGGCGGAGATTCCCGACGGCGCAGAGGTAGTAATCGGGTTCGATGGGTCGTTCAACAACGACTCCACAGCGATCACGGTTGCTACGTGCCCGCAGGGCGAGGACGACAAGCCCCATATAGCCGTCGTCGCAGCGTGGGAGAAACCGCAGGGCACGGGCAACGATTGGGCCGTCCCGATTCTCGACGTCGAGGCGGAAATTAGGGCGGCGTGCCGTAAGTGGCAGGTTCGCGAAATCGTCTGTGACCCCTATCGCTGGGCGCGCACATACCAGGTTCTTGAAGATGAGGGTTTGCCCGTCGTCGAGTACCCGCAGTCGCCCGCCCGAATGGTTCCGGCGACACAGCGGTTTTACGAGTCGGTCATGAATAAGACCGTGACGCATTCCGGCGACCAGCGCCTAGCGCGGCACCTCGGCAACTGTGTGATCCGCACGGATAACCGAGGCAGCCGGATCACTAAGGACGCCAAAAACTCCCCTCGGAAAATCGACCTCGCCGTTTCGGCCGTAATGGCGCTCGATCGTGCTTGCCAGGAACCGGAACCCGAGGCAATTCCGCAGTTCTTTTCCTGGGCCGACCTATAGGAGCGCCATGGACGAAAAGGAAACGCCGACATGGCGAAAGCGACTAAGGGGCATGCGTGCCCGAATACCGCGTAGCGCTACAGCCGACGCATTCGACGTAAGCGGCCTCGGCTGCCTAGTCGGCGCGGCGTGGTGGTGGCAACCCATTGTCGGTCTTGTCGCCCTCGGCGCTGCGTTGCTGATAGCCGGGTGGGTGACAAGTGATTAGGCGCGCTGTTCAAAAGCGCATGTACGCGCCGTCGGGTGGCGGCGACCCTTGGGCGATCCCCTCGAACGGGTCGCTACAGGCGATTACAGCGGCGGGTGTGCCGGTCACCGACGAAACGGCCATGCAGCTACTCGCGGTGTCGGCGTCGGTCCGCATTCTCTCGGATACGGTCGCCGGTCTGCCTTTCGACGCTGTCAAGGCCAACGGGACCGTGCGGAACACGATCGAACCCCCGCCGGGCATTGTGGCCGACCCGTTCGGCGGCACGAATGACAGCAGATTCCCGACACGACGCCTCGGCCTTTCCCAGCTAATGGTTTCGCTGTTGCTGCGCGGTAACGCGTACATGTTGGTCCTGTCCCGTGACCGAATGAACCGGCCTACTCGACTGCGGGTACTGCACCCCGACCGGGTCCGCTGTGAGTTCAACGACAAGGGCGAGCGCGTCTACGAAATCGACCGACACCCGGTCGACTCAGAAGACGTCGTGCACATTCTCGGCCTTTCATACCCCGAGGCAGCGACCGGAATTAGCGTGCTGTCGTACGCCCGGAACGCGATTGGCCTCGGCCTCGCCGCCGAGGAGTTCGGGTCGAGGTTCTTCGGTTCCGGCGCTCACATGACCGGCATCATCGAGGTGCCGGGCGACCTCGACAAAGAACGGGCCCGAGGGCTGAAAGAGGGGTTCACGTCGTCCCATGCGGGCGTCAAGAACTCTCACACGGTCGGCGTCCTTTCCGGTGGCGCACAGTGGAAGCCAATCAGCGTAAGCCCCGAGGATGCTCAGTTCCTCGGCACGCGCGCTGCGCAGAACCTCGATATAGCCATGTTGTTCGGGATTCCGCCCCACATGTTGGGCCAGGTTGACAAAACCACGTCGTGGGGAACCGGCATCGAACAACAGGGTCTCGGGTTCCTTACCTACACCCTCGGCCCATGGCTAGGCAGGTTCGAGGACGCGTTTAGCGCCATGCTGCCTAAGCCTCAAACGGCCCGGTTCAACGTTGACGGCCTACTCCGCACCGATGCCGCCGGACGATACGCCGTTTACTCCGTCGCCCGATCTGCGGGCATTCTCACGCCGAACGAAATTCGCGCACTAGAGAACTTCCCCGCTGTGGATGGCGGCGACAACATCGACGCCCCGCTGAACAGCAATGTGAAGCCACTTAAGGACATGCAGGCGGGCAAGTCGGCACCTTCCGCAGACGCACTAGGGGCGGTTTTGTAGTGACAGATTTTTCTACCCGCTCACAGCGGCTAAATGTGGTCGAGAACCGGCAGCGCCCTTTCGAGGGAATGGAAATCCGGGCTTTCGACACCGGGACCGGCGGCGAGAACCTTAGGTTCACCGGCTATGCCTCGGTGACTAACGCGCCCTACGAAATGGAAGATTTCCTAGGGTCGTACACCGAACGGATTATGCCGGGCGCGTTCGCTAAGTCCCTCGCTTCCGGCGCAGATGTGCCGTTCAAGGTGAACCACGGCGGTATCACTCTGGCCCGAACTAAGTCGGGAACCATGCGCCTCGCCGAGGATTCAACGGGGCTGCATGTTGAGGCCGACCTCGACCCCCGGTCGCCGGACGTTCAGGCACTCCGCAGCGCAATGGAGCGGGGCGACCTCGACGAAATGAGTTTCGCGTTTCGCGTGAACTCGCAAGAGTGGTCGCCCGACTGGTCGCAGCGCGACATTACCGAGGTCGACCTAAACAAGGGGGACGTTAGCGCTGTCAACTATGGCGCGAATCCTGCTACGGCGGGTGCGGTACTGCGCTCACGTGACATTGCGCTACTGCATGCCCGAGGCGCTATTTCCGCCGAACAGGCCGAGGCGCTAATGCGCATGTTTCGGCAGGGCGAGGACGCCCGTTCCGAGGCCGAACCCGAGGCAACGCCCGGCGTCGACCTTTCCCTATTCGCGACGCGACTACGCGCGCTGAATTTCTAACCCCCACCTACTAGTCACTAGTAGGTGCCTCCCCTATGGAGCACATTTTGAATAAGCGCGAAATGATCGCCGACCTACTGGCGAAGCGTTCCGCCCTTAAGGCCGACCTAGACGGCCTGGTCGACGGCGCTACCGCCGAAAAGCGTTCTCTTTCCGAGGACGAGTCGGCCCGGTTCGATAAGGGCGAGGCCGAGATTCGGGCTTTCGACGAGCGCGTTAAGGAACTCGACGCGCAGGTTCAGGCCGACGCCGCAGCCGCCGACATGGCTAAGCGCTACGCCCCTAAGGCGGGCGACGGCGTCAAGTCCGAGCCCGAGATCTACCGTTCCGGCAACGGTGGCCGTTCCTACTTCCGCGACCTCCACCTAGCCCGTTCCAAGGGTGACCGGGACGCCGCCGACCGACTGATTCGGAACAACCGGGGCCGTGCGACCGAACAGCGTGCGCCGCTGAGCACCTCTAACGGCACCGGTGGCGAGTTTGTGCCCCCGCTGTGGCTGGAGAACCAGTTCGTCAAGTTCGCCCGTGCGGGTCGCATTACCGCGAACCTAACGCCGACTTTCCCGCTACCGGCGGGCACGGATTCCATCAACGTGCCTAAGGTCGCGACCGGTACGGCCGTTGCGGTGCAGTCGACGCAGAACAGCGCGGTGAACGAGACCGACCTCACCACGACCTCGATTTCGTCCAGCGTGACGACCGTTGCGGGTGGCCAGACTGTGAGCCTCCAGCTCATCGAGCAGTCGCCGCTAAACATCGACGACGTGGTTCTAGGTGACCTCGCCGCCGACTATGCCCGGCAGCTAAACACCCTCGTTCTGAGCGGTTCCGGCACCTCGGGGCAGCCGACCGGCATTATGACCCTTGCGGGTACTAACGCCATCGATGTTCCGTCCGCCGGTTTCACCGTCGCTAAGTTCTACTCGGCGGTGGCGAACGCCATTCAGAAGGTTCACACGAACCGGTTCCTCCCGCCGGACACGATCATCATGCACCCGGTTCGCTGGGCGTGGCTTTGCTCGCAGTCCGACTCCACCGGTCGCCCGCTTGTTGTTCCGGCGGCTAACAGCCCGATGAACGGCCTAGCCAATCAGGGCGAGGTCGCCGCACAGGGTTACGTCGGCACCATGCTCGGGCTGCCGGTCTACGTCGACGCGCTCATTCCGACCAACCTGACGGCCGATGCCGGTTCGGGTGAGGACGCGGTTATCGTCGCGCGTATGGCCGACCTCATGCTGTGGGAGTCGCACGTTCGGGCCGAGGCGTTCGAGCAGACCTACGCGTCGAACATGAGCGTCTTTATCCGCCTCTACAACTACGTCTCGTTCCAGCCTGCCCGGTACCCCAAGAGCATCTCTGTTCTGACCGGTAACGGCCTCGCTGCCCCGACGTTCTAAGCCCTTTAGGTGGTGGCTATGGCTACGCATTACGACCATTGGCGGCGCGCTGTTCGCCGGTCTATGGGCCATAGCCACCACCGGGGCCATGCCGTTTCCCGTTTCGTTCATTCGCACCGGCACGGGAAACGGCCCACTAAGCCACACGGCCGTAAGGCCCATGCAGCGCACCATAAGAAGCACCACAAGCGGCGGCACTATCACCTAAAGCACCACCGCCACCTAAAGCACCACCGGCACCTAAAGCATCACCACCGCCACTACCGCCACCGCACGCACCTTAAGCACCGCCGACACACCCGGCACCTAAGTGCGGCTGCCCGCATGGCGCGGAAGATTCTTAGGCGGCTGCACAATCACCGGCACTTGCACACGCATCGCAAGCACCGCCGACACACGACGCACCACCACAAGCACCGGCACTTGCACCGCAAGCACAAGCGGCACGCTGCCCAGCATCGCCGACGGCACTTGCACCACCGCCGACACACGCACCACCACCACCGCCGGGGGTCGCACCACCGCCGACACCGCCGTTACCGATAGGGGCCAACATTGACCACACAGACGATTTATTTCGTCGGGCAAGACGTCGGCCTCATGTGCACCCCGCTGGATGACCAGGGCAACGCCACCACGGGCGCCCTGGTCGCCTCTGTGACCGTCACAAGCCCGTCCGGGGCCATCACCTCGCCCTCGGTGAGTTCGGCCGGTAGCGGGGCGTACAGCGCCGTTGTGCCGTCTGTCTCGGCCGGTACGTGGCTTGTCCGATGGACGGCGACCGGCACGAATGGCGGGGTTCCCGTCGGGTGGGCGTTTGAAGATCAGTTCACCGTGCGCCCGCAGGGCGTTGAACAGATGGTCGACCTAATCTCGGTTAAGAAACACCTCAATATCCCGCTGAATGACACTCGGCAGGATGAGGAATTGCAGGGGTTCATACTCACAGCGGCAGATCAGGCCCGTGACGTGTGCGGCCCGTTCCTGCCCGAGGTGCACACACAATTTTTCGACGGGGGACTGTCGACCATTCAGCCGGATTGGTTGCCCCTCGCCTCGGTGCAGTCGGTCACCGAGTACTACGGCCTTTCGGGGTTCGTTCTCACTGAACAGAACCTCGACGCGCAGATGAACGCATTTGCCTTCACGGTCGACTACACCACGGGGCAGATAACCCGCCGCACGTTCGGCGGAGGTGCTGCCACGTTCGCACTCGGCGACAAGAACGTAAAGGTCGTCTACACCGCCGGAACGGGCGGGCAAATCCCGTTCACCATCCGCCTAGGCGCCCTCGAACTGATTCGGCACCTCTGGCAGCAGACGCAGAACGGCGGACGGCCTAAGTTCGGTAGCGCCGGAATCGACGGCGACTCTATGGGCGTTCCTATGGGGTTTGCGCTGCCAGACCGTGTGATCGAGCTATGGGGCCCTAAGCGCCGACCCCCGGGAATCGCGTAATGCCCATACCTAGCTCGACCTCGCCCGCCGTACGGGCGTACCTGTTCAACCAACTTACAGCGAACCTCGCGCCCGACCCGAACGTCACGACTGCCCGCCTGTTGGTGTGCTACGACGAACCGGGACCCGACCAGCCGGACGACATTGTTTCGGTCGGCAAGGTGAGTCGGCATATCGGCGTCAATTCCATGGTCGGCGGGGGTGGCGCCGGATGGCTCGACGAGCGGTACACGATTGAGATCGAAATCGACGTGTACCGAGGCAACGACGATCCGCAGGCCGTCTATCAGCGCGCAAGCGACCTCGCCGACGCCGTCATTTCGGTTATCCGCACCGACCCGTCCCTAGGTGGCCACGTCCTTACGGCGCGCCCGCAAACGTCCTCGCATGAGGTCACGTGGGATGACCAGCACATGGGGCGTCACGCAACGGTCGTGATCGAGGTCGAGTGCTTCCAGCGCATCTAGTCACCTACTAGTCACTAGTAGGTGCTCGACCCGAGGAACCCCCTTGCCTCTTTTCTCGTATTCCGGCACCGATGAACGCTATTACCCGACGCTCGGCGTCGAGGCTGCCCCGGGTGTTGTGCTCGACCTCGCCGAGGCGCCCGACGACGGCCGATGGGAGTCGGCGGCAACTCCGCAGGATTCTGCGCCTCTGCCGTTGGAGAACCCGCAGCCCGAGGCGGCTGCCGACCCCGCACCTACGAATCTGTAAGGGCTGCACATGCCGCATTCTTCAAATCTCTCTTTCCTCGGCATTGCCAAGGAAACGATCCTAGGAACGGCGGTCCCTGCGACCGCGTTTATTCCGGTCGACAAGCCGACCCCCAAGGATTCGCTAACCCTTCTTCAGGACAAGGGTCTACGCGGTTCCATGGTCGAGGTTTACAACGAAATCGCCGGTCCGAAGCATTCAACCTTTGATTTCGGCGGCGACGTTTTCCCGGACACCGTTGGTTGGATGCTCGCGGGTGTCCTCGGCGACGTGACGACCACGGGCGCTAGTGCCCCGTTCACGCACGCCGTTTCCACGCTGAACAGCGCCGACGGGCAGCCTAAGAGTTACACCCTCACCGACTACTACGCGACCGGCACACGGCAGTATGCGGGCGCTAAGTTCTCGGAACTTGCGTTCAAGTTCAACGGCGACTCGATGCTTACCTACACGGCCAAGGCAACGGCGTTCGCCTCGACGACCACGACCGTTCCGACGCCATCGTTTACGGCTGTTGCGCCTGTCGCTGCATGGACCGGTGCTGTAACCATCGGCGGTGTCGCCTCTACGGCCGTCCTCGACGGCGAGGTCACCATTAAGCGCCCCGTGACCGTGATTCAGCCGGTCGCCGGTTCTCAGAACCCGGGCAACATTTGGTCGGGCCCCGTGACGGTCGACGGCAAGATAACGCTTGTGATGGAGGACGACACGCAGCTAACCAACTACCTGAACAACACGCAGCCCTCGCTAGACGTCAATTTCCAGGCGGGTGCGGGTGCGGCGGCGATTCAGGTCAAGCTACACATGACGAACGTCGTTTACTCCGCTGCCGACATCGGGCGCGGTAAGGATTACGTCGAAATCGCCGTGTCGTTCAGCGCTCGCGCGAACTCTACGGATATCGGCGCCTCGGGCGGCTACTCGCCTATCAAGGCCACCATTCAGAACGCGATTGCATCGGGAACTTACGCCTAATGATTCACATCACTCTGCCCTCGGGCGCTTCCGCCGACCTGCGCCCCGTGTCCGAGGTCACCGAACGGCAGCGTCGGCCTATCAAGCGCATTCAGGCCCAGCTAGCCGCGCGCCCCGCGTTCGCCGCCGCTGTGAAGGAAGCGCAGGCCATTGCCAAGGCTGCGGGTACCGTCCTCGACCCCGAGGCGGAACTACGGATCGCCGCCGGTATGGGCGACGCATTCGACCTTCTAGAGGACCTGAACGACTCCCTAGTGGCCGCGCTGGTCGCCGGTTGGTCCTATGGCTTTGCCGTGACCGTTGACGGCGTTCAGGACGTGCCCGGGGCCGACCTCGACGCGCTACGCAAGGAATGCGCCCCGTACCTGCCGCAGCTACTCCCGGACTTTGAGCCGTCGGCGGACGCTGATTCCCCTATCGCTCCCTCTGGCGCCTAAGCCAGGCTCTAGAGGGGACTTTCGAGTTTCCCGCCGAGGCGCTGCCTCTTGAGGATTACCGGACGTGGCGGCTATGCACCCTCATGGGTTGCCGCCCGTCCGACCTCGACGACGAATCGGCCGTGAAACTGGATTGGCTACTAGCCGTAGATGACGCCGTGTCCCGTGCCCGCGCTAACAAGGAAAGGGCGGCGGCGAATGGCTAATGAGGCGTTCGGCGCCCTAATCGAGGGTGCCAAGGCTGCCGAGGCGGAATTGATCGCCATGGATAAGCGGGTTGACCTCGCGACGGTCGCCGCCATTAAGAAAGTGCAGTCACTCACTCGGGCCCGTGTCCGGTCGAGGCTGCGAGGTCGCGCCCGCTGGAATCACCGTGGGCAAGGTGTGGCGTTCCCGTTCATTACGAGAGTGGATATCAACGGTGGCGGTTCCGGCCACGTGAACCGTTCGGGTGGCCCGGGGCGCTTTACCGGCACGCTGAACGGCGCCGTGCGCGCTAGCCGTAAGCCCCGCCTAGAGGGCAAGGGCACCTATTCCGGCGTCGTGTTTATGGGCAGCAAAGTTGCCCCCGTCGCGAACGTCTATAAGGCCCGAGAAGAGGCTAATCACCCGTACTTTGCCCCGGGCGTGAATTCGGCCAAACCGAAAATGCCCATCGTGTGGGAAAAGGCATGGGCGAAAGCCACCGCAACCAAATAAGGGGGTAACCGATGGGTGCGTTGCCCCCGATCTTTATCGAGTTCCTAGGTAAGAAGACTGGGTTTTCCGCCACCGCAAAGGGTGTCCGCACCGAGCTAGCCGAGGTCGAGGCGCAGGGCGGCGGGCACATGAAGCGCCTTAGCGGCGTTGCGAGTGCTGCCCTACTCGGAATCGGCGTGGCGGCGGGCGTTACCGCTGTCAAGACAATTCACATGGCTGCCGACTTTCAGACTTCCATGACTCGTGTTCGCACGGGTGCGGGTGAGTCGGCGCAGAATATGAAACTCGTGTCAGACGGCGTCCTCGCCATGGCGGGGCAAGTCGGCCAGTCGACACAGCAGCTAACGCAGGGCCTCTATACGGTCGAGTCTGCCGGTTACCACGGCAGTGCAGCGCTACAGGTACTCAAGACGTCTGCGCAGGGTGCAAAGGTGGGCGCTGCCGACCTCGGCACGGTTACCGACGCTGTGACGACGGCGCTAAACGCGTATCACCTAAGCGCCAAGGATGCCGTACCGACCATGAATGCGTTGGTTGCGACCGAGGCCGAGGGCAAAACCAACATGGAAGCCCTAGCCGGTTCCATGGCCTCGATTCTCCCCGTGGCCTCGGCGGCACATGTCGGCCTTAACGAGGTTCTCGGCGCCATGGCCACAATGACGTCGCAGGGTACTTCCGCCGACGTGGCAGCGACCTACCTACGGCAGACGATCGGGCAACTCTCGAACGCCACGCCCAAGGCTGCCGCCACTATGAAGGGGCTAGGGCTCGACGCCAACAAGGTTGCGCTAGAGCTAGGTCACAAGGGCCTCGCCGCCACGCTGGAAACCCTTACGGGCGCCATCAAAAACAAGATGGGTCCCGGCGGCACGGTCCTTATCGACACGCTGCAAAAAGCGTCGAAGAATTCCAAGGACTTTAACGGCCAGCTCAACAAGATGAGCGGTTCCCAAAAGACGTACATCGGCGCCCTCGCGACCATGGTCGGCGGCACCAAATCCATGATGGGTGCGCTACAGCTAACCGGCTCGCATATGAAGACGTTTAAGGACGACGTCAAGGGCGTTGGCGACCACGTGCGAAAGGGCGGTAAGTCGGTCGAGGGTTGGGCCGACGTACAGAAGACGTTCAATCAGCGCATGGCCGAGGCCAAGGGTTCCATGCAGTCGCTCGGAATCTCAATCGGCCTCGCGCTGTTGCCCGCAGCGACAAAGCTAATGGCGGGGTTCGCGAAGATAGCGGGGTTCCTTGCGAGGAATCACACGCTGTTGTTGCTGTTCGCCGCAGGGCTTACCGCAGTCGCAATCGGTCTAGCGGCGGCGAAAATCGCCACGATCGAATGGACCACGGCACTAGAGATAAACCCGGTCTTCCTGATAGCTACGGCAATCGCGCTTTTGGTGTTCGGCCTAGTCGAATTGGTCCTCCACTGGAAGCAGGTAGCGGCGTGGCTTTCCGGCGCGTGGAAGTCAGTCGTTCACGGCGTCGGCGAGGCTTGGCATTGGCTAGCGGGCGAAACGTCGAGTGCCTGGCACGACATTGTGCATTGGGTAACGTCGGCGTGGAATTCCGTAGCGTCGTTCTTTTCCTCGGCGTGGCACGCTGTGGCCGACCCGATAGTGAATGCCTGGCATTGGGTGTCCCGGGTCACCTCGACGGTTTGGAACGCAATAGCCGGGTTCTTCAAAAAGTGGTGGCCCCTGCTGTTCGTGATTTTCCTGCCGTTCGTTGCGCTTATCGTCGCGCTGTGGAATCACTTCCATAAGCAGATCGAGGCGACGGCCAAAACCGTTTGGAACGCCCTAGCCGGGTTTTTCGAGTCCATATGGCACGGCCTAGCGGACGCGGCAAAGTTCATATGGGGGCTCATAAAGTCGTACATCGTGCAGCCGGTCGAGGAAGTGTGGCGCTACCTCAAGGCAGGTTGGCACACCTTTGCCGGGTGGATGTCTACGGCGTGGCACGGCATTAGCTCCGTAGCGTCCTCGATTTGGGGCTCAATCAAACGCAACATGATTCAGCCGATAACCGATACCTGGCACACGATCACTCGAATCATGGGCCAGGTAAAGGACGCCATTTCCGGCAAGCTGCATGAGGCGTTCAACGCCGTAAGGGACGTCGGTAAGTGGTTCGAGTCCATCGGTACGTGGATTGTTCACGGCATCGTTTCCGGCATCGAGGGTGCGGCCGGTTCGCTGTTCGGGTCCCTTAAGGATCTCGCCTCGAACGCGCTGAGTTCGGCTAAGTCGTTCCTCGGCATCAACTCGCCCTCGCGTGAGTTCGCCGAACAGGTCGGCCACTGGATTCCCCACGGTATCGCCGAGGGTGTCCGCAACTCCGCGCACGCTGTGAAGGCTGCCGTAAATGAGGCGACCGGCGCGGCCCTCGGGCGCGTCAACGTCGGCGGGCAGATCTCGCTAGGCATGGGCACCTCGGGCGGCTACGGCGGCACTACGACCGTTATTAACGTGCACGTCGAGGGTTCCGTCATGGCGGAACAAGACCTACGGGACGTGCTACAGCGCGAAATGTTGCGCCTCGGCGCCCGCAACTCGGGCACGTGGCAGCCGTACCGACGCTAACCAAGAAAGGGGCACCTACTAGTCACTAGTAGGTGCCCCCCTCTTTTGAAGGTGGAACCTTGACTATCTCCGCAGTCGGCGGCCTCGCGCAGAACCACGGCACGGGCATTACAACGGTGGCCGTCGGGTCGCCCGTGGTGGGTCATACGCTGGTCCTGGTCGTGCGCGTGTCCTCGACGACGATCAACGCCGTTTCCGTCACCGGTGGGCTAGTCAGTTCGTGGGCGACCGTAACGGGCTTCACTGACACGCTTACCGGCGCACATGTCGACGTGTTTTACGGGACGGTTACCGGTACCGGTTCGTCGACCGCAACCATTACGTTCAGTTCGTCGAATGCGGGCATTTCAACCGAGGTTGTTTCGCAGGAATTCGCGTCCTCGATTCCGGGTGCGTCGTGGGTAGTTGCCGCCCCGGCTGCCGACATTGACGGCACGGGCACGGCGCTTACGTTCCCCTCGATTACGGCTGCCGCAGGTGGACAGCTCTATTTCGGCTACGCGTTCGTTGCGGGCACGGCTGCCGCCGGTTCAACGTCCGGGTATACCTACGCGGTTACCACGGCCGGAAACCTCGTTACGTTCAACCCTCTAGCCTCGGGGGTGAATGCCCCTACCGCCACGCAAAGCCCCTCGGGCAACTGGTCGGCCGTTGGCTTTGTGCTGAACGACGACGCCCCTACCGCCCCGCCGACCCTTAACCAGAATTTCCCGCAAATGGAATACGGGTGGGGCGCGCTGTGGAATTGCAATGCGGGTGACTCGCCCCTAGACCGGTATGTCGACGTGACGCCCCGCACGCAAGGGACGATCGGCACACAGCGGGGTAGGCAGTACGAACTAGACCTAGTTCAGTCGGGCACGCTGCGCGCGTCTCTGACGTCCTCTGACGGCGCCCTCGACCCGAACAACGCGGGGGGCCCGTGGGGCGGTCACATATGGCCGTATCAGCCTTTCCGGGTGCGTGCACAGTGGCCACCGACCGTGAACATTCTTGCCCCGGTCATAGCGAATGGCGGCGACGGGCAGCCGACCGGTGCACTCAATGCCGGAAACAATGGGCAGGATGTTCTGACGAACACCGACCCCGCTACCGGCAGCATCGTTGCGAGCGCTAGCGCCTACTCGGGCAGCAACGTCTTTCAGTTCTCGGTACCCGCCTCGACGGCCGTCGGCAAGCGTATTTGCTTCACCCCGCAGCCTGCTGTGTTGCCGAACACCAGCTACACCATGACCATGCGGGTTCGGAATATCACCGACTCGACCAGCCTCGACGTACAGCCGTTCATCGGGTGGTATGGGCCCCCGCCCGCCGCTCCGCCGACTGCGTACGTGAGTGGCCCCGTTGCGACCCTCACCGGTTCCTCGGTGGCCACCGGGTGGACGACCATTACGGTTACGGCCACCGCCCCGGCTAACCCCTATGGCATGGCTGTAGGCGTTTCTGTGGCGACCTCGAACAGCGCCACGTGTTCCGTTCAGGTCGACGGGTGGCAACTCGAAAAGGGGACGACGGCTAGCGCGTTCGTGTCGCCCGGCACGTGGTACCCCATGTACGCCGGATTCATTGAGCGTTGGCCGCAGTCTTGGGCGCTAAACAACACCCTCGGCATGGTCGAGCCGACCGGCGTCGATGCTTTCGCGCTGTTGTCGCAGCGCATCTTGCGCGCCCCGTTCACTGAGGAAATCTACCGGCGTAATCCGTCGTTCCTGTTCACCCTCGGCGACCCGTCCGGCGTGCAGTCGTTCGCCGACTCGACGGGTAATTTCCCGGCACCTCAGATCAACAGCGGCAAGTTCGGCCCGGGTTCGCTCACGTCGGGCAACTCGATTACCTCGTCGTCCTCGACGGGCGCCTACACGGGGTCGAGCGGCAGCGTCGTGACTATCTCGAACAGCAACCCGGGTTCGCCGACGCCCGGACCGGCGTCGTTCATCTCTCTGTCGGGTGCGGGCATTCGCGGACCGGTCACCCCGACCACATGGACGCGCATGGTTGCGTTCCGCTACACGGGGCCGACGCCGACCGACCGCGCTGTCATTTGGTCCACCATGGACCGGCAGCGATCCGGGGGTTTGCCCTCGGGTTCTCAGTTTTGGCTAACGATCGACAGTTCCGGCAAGTTCTACGCGGCGCTAGGCGGTCCGACGGGTAACAACGTCACCGGGTATTACCCGCAGGTGGGCGGCTCGACTGTTTCCGTGAATGACGGAAATTGGCATCTAGTCGGCGTGTCGATGAACGCGACGACCGGCGACCTATGGGTTTCCATCGACGGGAACAGTTCCTATTGGGCCAATGCGGGTGCACATAACCCGACTAAGTGTCTGAGTGACGCCCTCGGCAACTGGATTGATGACACGACCGGAAACGGGTCGGTGTGGAATTTCAAGGGCGACATTTCTTACGCAATGGAATTCCCGACGGCGCTAAGCGGTTCGGATTTCACGACCATTTACAGCGCGTGGAAGAACTCATTTTCGGGCGACTCGACCGACCAGCGGTATGCGCGCATTCTGACGTATGCCGGTTACAACGGGCCGTCGACCATTCAGACGGGTCTGACTACGTCTATGGGCCCGATGAACACCGACGGGCAGGATGCACTGAGCGCCCTCGGCGACGTGGTCATTACCGAGAACGGTGAGCATTACGTAGACCGGGTGGGATCAATCATCTTCCGGTCGCGTAGCGCACGCTACAACTCGACGACGCCCGCATACGTGTTCGGCGAGAACGTGTCGGCGGGTGAGTACCCGTACGAAGAAGTAGAGCTAGATTTCGACCCGACGCACCTCGCGAACCTCGTTCAGGTCACGCAGTCGTCGACAAACCAGGTATTCACCGCAGCCGACGCGACCTCGCAGACGAACTATTTCCCGCGCACCATGCAGC